GCAAGCAGCGTAAAGAAACTCTGTACAGGCAGCGGGAGCGCCGACAGAAGTTTGTAGAAGTTGTAGCGTGGATAATGGTAGTTGCTGTTGGTGTCGCTGCTCTCTACGCTTTTGTTGTCTTTATGAAGGGGCAAGTTGCAAACGCAGGGTCTTTACCTAGTCAGCCCAGCCACGTAATCTGCCGTCTCAAAGCGTGTACTATTATAGATAACAATCGTGTGTGCGTTTATCACGGCCCACGAAATACAGTAGACACACTGTTCCTAGACAAGAATGAATGGTTCCCTAGAGAGTTTCAGTGCAAGTACATGCCTAACTCTGAACGTCCGCCCAGCATACAGGATACCTTCGAAGCAATCCGCAAGTCACAGAAGAAGTAGATTTTGCTTGCATAGTTTGCGTATTTGTGATAAAATAAAGTATTTAGAGGGATGTAAGATGCAGAAGCTTGCTATCGAAGCACTAAAACATAAATATACAGCGGAGATGGCTGATGCAGAGTTTGTATTCGCAATTTACCTTAAAAATGCTGTTGGCGTGGGTGAACATCCGGGTCTGTTGGAAGAGATGGATACAGCGCTTAAAAAGTGGGGAGACGCCCAAGATAAATTAGCCGCACTGGCTACGCTAACAATGGAGATGGATGATGGCACTGAAGAAGAGCCAACGCTCTTTGAAAGCGTGGACTAAACAAAAGTGGAGGACAAAGAGTGGCAAACCATCCACCCAAGGTCCGAAAGCAACCGGGGAGCGATATCTACCGTCTCGTGCCATCAAGGCACTATCGTCGGCGGAGTACGCAGCCACCACGAAAGCCAAGCGGAAAGCTACTCGCGCCGGTAAGCAGGTGGCCAAGCAGCCCAAGAAGATAGCGAAGAAGACTCGCGCATATCGAAAGACACGCTGATGCCAATTACAAATACAGCTTCTAAGCTAGTAACAAAAGCATCCGACCTTACTGGCACAGGTCAAGTTACACTCTATACTGTCCCGGCAAATCACACTTCGATTGTCCGGGCACTTATCGTAGGTAATTCAGACTCGTCAGCACGTAATATTCTTGTGCAATGGAATGACGGATCAACGACTACAAATATTTTTGAGGCCCGTGCAATCGCGGCCAACTCTTCAGAGGCGTTAATTAACGACAATGCACCTCTGTATCTTCAAGCGGGGAATATCGTTTACGTAACGGCTACTACCGCAAACACGCTACTAACAACGATATCCGTAGAAGAATACTACGATCCTAATCGTTAAACTGCCTAATAGGGAGAATCCAAATGGCAATCACAACAGCAATGTGTACAAGCTTTAAGAATGAACTTTTGGGTGGTACACACGATCTCGACACACATACTATCAAGCTGGCCCTTATTAAGAGCGGCATGAGCGGTACGTATGGTGCAGCAACCACCAATTACTCTGATGTAACTGGCAACTCTGACGAAGCCACAGGCAGTAACTACTCTGCGGGTGGACAAAACCTCGACAGTGCTGCAATCACTACAAGCGGTACTACTGCTTTTGTAGACTTTGCTGACGAAGTATTCAGCAACGTAACCACTAGTGCAGCAGGTTGTATCATCTACAATTCCTCTGCATCAAACAAGGCGATCTGTGTGATTGACTTCGGTGGTACTGTTTCTGCAACTGCCGGTGACCTAACCATTCAGTTCCCAACTGCGGACGCTTCTAACGCTGTTATTCGTATCGCGTAAGGACTAGGCTATGTCCTTTTACGGCACTAATGATGCTATCTATGGCTCCGGCGCGTACGGCACTGCGTCGTACGGCATAACAACTCCTATAGTTGTACCTACAGGAGTTAGTGCCACAGGTAGTATAGGTGCTGTACGCGGTACTCTTTCGATAGCTGTATCCAGCGTTTCGGGTACGGGTCAAATCGGAAGTCCTAGTCTGTCCGCAGACGTTAACGAAACTTTAACGGGGGTTGTAGCTACAGGGTTTGTAACCTCTGTCGAGGCTCAATCTCTAAGTACGTTAACGGGTGTGTCAGCTACCGGCGGCGTAGGCACTCCGCGTGTCCATGCTATATTTGGTGCTAACGATGCACTGTACGGAACAGGACGATACGGCGCTGCGTCTTACGGAGATGTTTCTCCTACTATAAACGCACCATCACTCGTTGCTACTACCGCTGTAGAACCCGTTTCTGCTGGTGGTTTTGAGATTGACATCAGCGAAGTTCTTGTCGGCGTGTCCGCAACAATTACGGCGGGCACAGGCATACACGTCATTGAGCCTAACGCACAGCCTACAGGTGTAGAAGGTACGGGTGCAATCGGGACTGTCTCTCCGAATCTTACAGAGACACTTAACTCTGTTTCGGGAACAGGGCAGATTACAGCAATCAACGCTGCAGTAGGCAAGGCGGTTGTTGGTGTTTCAGCGACCTTTACTCTTAACAAGGGTAACAGGCCGTTTGCAAAGACCTTTAATACCTTAGCTGTTCCGGGCGTAAACGCTACTGGCGGAATAGGTGTTATCACACACAGCAACACCGTCACTCTATCCGGGGTATCCGGTACGGCTGTATGTGGTGGAGTAGAGTCACAGCCAACAGAAGCTGTAACGGGAGTATCGGCTACAGGAGCGATAGGGGGTGGATTAACCTTTATCGCAATCGCAAACTTCACGATAGACTCCGCATCTGCTACGGGCGCTATTGGAACTGTCGAACCGCAGGTAACGGAAGACCTCGCTGAGAATATAATTCCAAGTGTGTTTGCTACGGGCAGTGTAAGTACCCTTACGCTACATGTAACTGAGGCTTTAGCCAGTGTTTCCGGCACAGGCGTTGTTAACAGCACTACAGAAACCGGCGTGGTAACTACATTCGTTGCGTCTAACTACAGCAGACAGCGTACCCTAAAGATAATACCAAGCGAGAAGGCTGCACAAAGAAGGAAGGCTGCGTAATGGCTCTTAAATGGCCCGACAAAGACCCAGACGAACAGTTAGACTATTCTGTTGACTGGTCGAACGCACTGGGATTGAATACCATCTCTAGTGTCACTTGGAAAGTGCGCGATGCTGATGGTAACTTGGAGACGTGGACTGATGCAGAAATCGTCAATGGACTGCAGCGCGTAAGCGCTACAAACACAACCACAGTTGCCACTATCGTGTTAGGTAGTGGTACTGCTTTCACTACCTACAAAATCACATGTGCCATCACGGCCAGCGATCAAACGCAGTTAGAACAAGAGATTCGACTGCGGGTTATAGAGAGTAGATAATGGCTTACGATTACTTAGCATTGGTCAACGAGGTGTGTCGTCGATTGAACGAGACAGAACTTTCATCTACTACTTTCGCAACATCGACGGGGTTCTATTCTCAAATCAAAGACAGCATTAACGCTGCAGTTCGCGACGTTAATCAGAAGCACTTCAACTGGCAGTTTAATCACAATACGGACGAACTTACCTTGACTGCCGGTGAATTACGCTACCCGCTTCCGGATGAGGCAAAGTATGCTGACTTTGATACCGTTCGTGTGCAGCGCAATACGACGCTAGGTGTAGGTGAGGCACGTAAGTTAAAGGTGTTAAGTTACACTGAATACCTAGAAAGATTCATTGATCAAGAGTACGAGACAGATACTGCAAAGGGTTCTGTGCCGGAGTATGTTGTTCGTTCGCAGGACGGTGATCTGATCATTGCTCCTATGCCGGATGCAGCATACACAATAGAGTATGAATTCTTTATGTTTCCTGCTGATCTATCCCTTCATGATGATGTCCCCACAATCCCGTTCCGTTTCAAACACGTAATCGTGGATGGCGCTATGTATCATGCCTATATGTTTAGGGATAACATTGAGTCGGCTTCACTTTCTTTGCGTAAATTTGATGACGGTGTGAAACAGATGCGGACACTGCTTGTGAACGAAAACGTATATGCGCGGGCGGTGTAATGCCGGATCGTTGGCAGACATACCCCTTTGAGTTTAAGGGCGGTCTGATCAGTAACCTGTCACCCTATCAGCAGGGCATACAGGCTCCGGGATCAGCCCGTGTACTGGTTAATTACGAGCCGTCGGTATTCGGCGGGTATCGCAGAGTAGAAGGATACGACAAGTTTGATACTGCGGCTGTCACCAATAGCGGCAACATTCGCGGAGTTATTAAGTACGGCAATCATGTCTACGCGGCCCGTGGTAACGATCTGTTTCGGTCAACAGGAAGTGGATGGACATC